GTAGAGCTAGGTTATACAGGCGGTGAGCGTAGGGTCGGCCTTAGCGCACAAGATGTTCAAGCTGTCCTGCCAGAAGTGGTGAAGGATGCACCTATTAATGTAGACAACGGCACAGATTATTTAACAGTGGACTACGAGCGAGTAGTGCCGCTACTGGTGGAGGCAATCAAGGCCCAGCAGATACAGATTGATGAATTGAAGAGGAACCAAAAATGACAACTGATACAGTAAGTCGAGACACTAAAACAGAGTACGTTGCCTACCTTAGCTTTGATAGGGTGGAGTGGCAGGAGTCTTACTCGTTCACCGATGGTGCGGGTAAGCCGCTTGGTGTTCTGCATGAGAACTTCCTGGCGTACCTCCGCGCAGCCTACACAGAAAACGTAGATGAGTGCTGTGTGCAGGTAGACGGTGGATTCAACACGGGCAGCGAGATAACTGTCAGCGGCACCTACACTTTGACAACGGCAAATGAGGAAGGCGAACCCGTTGTTTCCCAAGAGGCGTTTTCCTCCAAGACAGTGCTGGACATGACGCTGGCAGCGGAACCCGCGTACATGCCTGTCAGTGATAGCTTGCTGGAAGATACAAAGAACATCTGGATTGAGATGGAGAGCGATGGCGATAGTCATAAGGCGCTGTGGCACTTCAAGCACAGCCTCGCGGTGAGTGACCTGAAAGTCAGTGTGACAGTGAGCAGCGATGTTGTGCCACAGATACCGCCCTCACCTAGCGCGGCTCGTTCACGCTAATGGCAGTCCCCACTTCCAACATCACGCTGCTCTCTATCCAGCAGGAGTTTGGAGGCGCTGCGGCTAATCGTGCGCTGAAGAACTACTACGGCGCTACGGCGGGTGTACCTACCTCTGGCGCTATTAAGTTCAAGGATTTTGCGGGTAAGTCTGCTGACATAGTGGGTTCTCAGTTATTTGAGTCCTCTGGGACGTTTACGGTTCCTGCGGGTGTGACTAAGGTTCATGTCTGCTGCGTAGGCGGCGGTGGGCGAGGTTCGCCTGTGGTAGACCAAGCTCGAAGCGGTGGTGCTGCTGGTGCTTGTGCCTACAAGAATAATATCTCGGTTACGCCGGGGCAGCAGATAACGGTGGTGGTAACGCTTGACGGCGATACAAATACCACCAACGGTAGTTACTTCCTGAACACCTCAACCTGCAACGCCCGTACAGGGTTTCAGACTGCTATCAGCGGCGGAGCAGCTAACACAGGGGACGCTGCCTTCAGGGGCGGTATGGGCGGCTCTGGTGGGACATCGAAATACGTTACCCAATTTTTTACGCAGAATATGTACATGGCTGGCGGTGGTGGTGGCGCAGCCTCTATGGTGTCTAACGGCGCACAGGGTGGTAACTCTAGAAACCCCGGCACTGGTTCATCTACCAACCCGCCTTTAGAGGGCTACAATGGCGCTACGGCTAGTAGGGCTGGCGGTGGTGGTGGTGGTGCGGGAAATTATGACATCTTAGGTGAGAATCCTGCTTACCTCCCGGCTTTCGTTGGCACTTACCAATACGGTTGGTCAAGCAGCAGGGGCGGTGGTGTGGGTGTTGACTACGCTGGCACCACAGGCGCTGCTGGTATAGGTTCTAAGACAGCGGGTGCGCCGATTGACGGTAGTATTCAGACAGTTACAGCACCCACAAATGGTGGTAATGGTTCTAACGGGAATTATGGCGCGGGTGGTGGTGCGGGGGTTAATAACGGCACTGGTCAAACAAACGTCTACAAGGGTACAGATGGTGCGGTAAATATCAAGTGGGGAAATTCAAATACGTTCCCTTGGGCATAACGGAGATAAGTAAGTGGCAATGTTTGACGGGTTCACTAAAGAAGACTTCCAGAAGGCGGTTGCGGCTAACCCTGAGGCGTGGGATTTTGGGGCGAAGGCCCAGCCGACCCTAGACTTGTCAGGATACTACGGGGCTGGTGGTGCGGGTGCAGGTCTTCTATCACAGGACAGGATTGCCGCTAACAACGCCCAACAGTTGAACGTAGGGAGCCCATCGGGTAATCCAGGATTTAGCCTTTCCCCGCAAGGTGAAATCGTATGGATGAATGCTGGTGCGCCTACGCAGGCCAACAAGCAGCAGTTCGCGGACTGGCGTAACAGTCAGAACGGTGGGAACATGTCTGGGGACTTCGATGTGACTACGTTGCAAGAGTCGTACCAGCGCCAGATGGACGAAGCGGCCCCAAACATTATATTTAGTGATTCCTTCAAGCGTGTGGCCGACGGCACAGACGCCTATCTAGGCCAGTCGTACCAGAAGTCTATAGGACAGGACAACAGGACGCCCAACGGTGTCTCTGGGGCCACTACTGGCCTCCCACAGGATTTCCTGAAAGACTACTACAACACTGGTGCAGGTAAAGGGACTTTTGAGCAAGACAAGGCGGCTGTAGAAGACACCACCATCACTGATGACCTTATGGACATGTTGCCTGAGGGTAAGCCTAAAGGTATGTTCGACGGCATGACTCAGGAGCAGGTTGCTCAAGAGTGGCAATCTAACCCTGAAGGGTTCAAGAAAGGTATGCTAGAGAACCCTGAGGCGTGGGGTTTTAACCGCTACAACACACTGGATAACGGTAGGCTTATCGGCATCAATGCAGAAGGTGGTGGTCACAGAGTACTAGACCTAGGTTACGAGGAGGGTGGTGCCGTAAACACAGGCGGCCCTAAGGGTGAGTTTAATGACGCACTCGGCGTTAGCCAGAGGCCCGATAGCGCCCCTGCTGGTTCATATCTACCTGCTAAGCCAGAGGACATGTCCGAAGAGAACGTCAAGAACTGGCACTCTTACTACAGAAACAACCCAGAGCTACAGCAGCACTTGTCCCTCGATGAAAGGCAAGACCTTAAGTACCTCGACTACCTCACAGGGAACTACGAGGGTGGCTACAAAGAATACAAGGAAGACTCCTACGCGCTCAGAAATGAGTTCGGCCTCGACAGACATTACTCCGTCCCCGGCAGGGACTCGCACCGCTTTGAGTATCAATACGAAGCACCTAAGCGTTATGACGGTGACGACATCTACGGCACGTTTGCAGATACACACGAAGATATTGGTGGGTTCTACAAGCAAGAAGGAAAACCCGGCCAAGGGTTTATTCAGGAGACCTTGTCGAAGCCTGCGGTTGGTATTGCTCTCGCTCTGCTTGTCCCTGCTGCTGCTCCTGCCTTTGCTACAGCTATTGGTGTAGCTGACGCAGTAGGCGCAGCGATATTGGGTGGTGGTATGTCAGCCCTTAAAGGTGGAGACATAGGTGACATTATTACGGGCGCTGCTGGTAGCTACATAGGCGCAGGCGGCCTCTCTGGCGCATCCAACAGCTTAGCCGCTGGTCTAAACGTGTCTACGGACATTGCTGATAGCATTATCCAAGGTGGTTTTGAGTTAGTGCAGGGTGGCGACATAGAGGATGCCCTTGCTGCTGGCCTGACTAAGTATGCGTTTACTCAGGGTGGTAAGCTGGCCCAAGAGTTGAAAGGCAAGATAGGCGAGAGTGGTGATATTCCTCAGGAAGAGTTAGATACGCTCACAGAGTTTGATACTGACAAGTACGACGCTATGATGAAGCCTAACGTCGAGGACATTGCAGGCGGTCAGTACAACCCTGATGGCTCCTTGAAGATAACTCCTGATATTCCTGCTTCAGGTGCAAGTTCGCAAGTAGGTGGTGACCGATACACGCCTACAAATAACCCTGCGAATGATTCTTTAGGCGGTGACTGGGCAGGAGATGACCCCTTCTTGAACCCTTCGGATACTGACTACGCTAAAGGCGCAACAGGGTTCACCAAAGGAGCTAATGGCGAACCTATCAAAGTCATTTATGACACAGATAACTTTACCCCAGAAGACTTTATGACTCCTAGGCCGGGGCAGCACTTTGGCTACACACAGGTTGGGGACAGATTCTATATTACAAAGGCTGACGGCACATACGCTCCGATGTCTGAAGGTTATAGCCCTGACACGAGGTACTCTATTGAGGCTCGTGATGGGTACGGCCAGTTTGCGGGTGAGCATACTTTAGAAGAGTGGGCAGAGATGGGCATAGGTAAGACAGCCCTCTATGACCAGATGCTGGCTAAGGCGGGTGTACCTCAGTTTGATAGTCCTGAGTGGCAGTCATTGCCTAACACTACAGGCCCTGTTGAAATCATGCCTATAGAGCCTGAGACGCCTGTAGAGAAGCCTCCATTGGAGCGTCCTGACACAGCCCCTATTGAGCAACCAGAGATACCTAAGCTCCCCTCTGACTCCACAGGCGGTGGTGGTGGCGGTGGTGGTGACCTTGCTGGTGGTGGTGAGACAGGCGCAGGAATGCCCTCACTGCCTCCTTTAGAGAACCCTCCTCCTATGCCTATAGGGGGTACAACAATCCCCGCTCCAGACATAGACGCTGCTTTAGATGTGTTTGATGATGTTGCTGATTGGGACCCCTCAATCTTAGTGGATACCGTTGACGACATTCTGAAAGCCTCGGACTTAGCGGGTGATGCTGAAGACATTGCGTCTCAGATTGAACATGGTGAGACTGAAGGCGTACCTCAGGAAGTGGTGGACGGTTTAGAGGAAGAGGGTAAGCCTACTGAACTTACGCAGGCTGAGAAGTTAGCTAAGTACTGGAAGGATAATCCCGGTTCACTAGAGCAGGCCATCAAGGACAACCCTGAGGCGTGGGGCATAGAGCCTGACGGTGAGGGCACCCCTAATGGTTCAGGTGGCGACGGTGACACTAACGGCGGTACAGGTTCCGTAGGTGACGGTACTGGCGGTGGTGGTGATGTTGATAATACAGGTACTGGAGACACTACAAGCGGTGGTGCTGGCACTGGTGACACGTCTGGTGGCGGTACGGGAGAAGTTACTGACGCTGGGAAAGGTACAGGAACTGGTACAGGAACAGGCACAGGTGACGGCCCTGGTGATGGCTCTGGAACAGGAGGTGGCACAGGAGCGGGTGAAGGCTTTGGTAGCGGGGGTAAAAGCACCTCGTTCACACCCATCACATCTAAACTCTTTGACAACTTCCACGTAGAGCAGCTAGAGTTCATTGACCTTATACAACCAACAGGAATGATGAGAAGATGACGTACATACAATTAATCAACGCAGTTCTTACGAGGCTACGAGAAGACACCATAGATGCGTCTCAGGTTGACTCAGACCCCTATTTTAGGTCTATTGGTGCTCAAGTAAATGATGCTAAGGACCGTGTAGAAGATGCTTGGCAGTGGTCGGCCTTACGGGGTTCAGACCTAGTACGCATGGACACCCCCTCAGCAGAGGCGGTTCTTGGTTCTGCATTTGCCTTACCTGACTCAGCGGATAATCATTATATCATTAAGGGGTTCTACGGCTCTAATGACAGTAACCCCTCACAGTATCACAATGTACGTCAGATTTCAAGAGACCTTATGGTACAGCGGTACGCGAGTGGCACAAGCACACCCTCTGGTCAGCCTACAGAAGTGGCCGTAAATAAACGTGAGGTTGTGTCCGGTAATATCCAAATAATTGTGTATCCGGTACAGGAGCTAACATCTACAGACACATTAATCGTTGACAGGGTGTCACATCAGCAGACGTTAGCTAATGCCGAAGACAGGCTTTTGGTCCCCTCCCTCCCCGTTTACACCCTTGCTACTGCTCTCGCCTCTCGGGAGCGTGGGGAGGTGGGTGGGACCCCTACGTCGGAACTCTTTGCCATTGCGGACAGGCACCTTTCTGACGCTATCGCACAGGACTCTTCCTTATACCCCGATGAGCTTGACTGGTACTCAGCAGGCGGTGATTGGGTCAACACTAACGTGAAGAACGCATAATGGCTCAACCACAACAGAATGTAAGCCTCGTTGCTCCAGGATTTGCTGGGTTAAATACTCAGGACTCTCCTTTGGACATGGACATACAGTACGCCTCTCGTGCGGACAACTGTACTATTGACCGATTCGGGCGTATAGCGTCCCGCAAAGGTTTCAGCTTCCTTTCTACGAACCCTTATGTGCTGGACGACAACCCTATTGTGTCGATGGGTGAGTTCATCACCTTTGATGGTCAGGAGTGGTTGTTTGCGGCAGGCAACAATAAGATTTTCATACAGGAGCGTACAGGCGCGTTAGAGCTAGTTGAGCTAACACTCCCCCTGACGCCCACTGAGAATCACTGGCAGATAATTTCATTCAACGATAAGTGCTATTTTATCCAGAGTGGACATAAGCCACTTGTCTTTGACCCCGCAGTCTCTACCACTGCTCTGTCCTTCTGGGGTGAATACCCCTCAGGCATGGAGGCCTCCGGTTCGTGGCCTAACGCAGCACACGCAGCCTTTGGGCGTTTGTGGCTCGGTGACCTCGACGGTGACTCCACAACAGTCCTTTGGAGTGGTCTACTGGACGGTGAGAACTGGACGTCCCTTGGGTGGGGCTCCATACAGACGTCAGAGTATTGGCCTGCTGGGTACGACGAAGTGACTGCCTTAGCGGCACATAACAACTTTATGATTATCTTTGGTAGTCGTAATATCCTGCTGTACTCAACTACCTCAGACGTTGTGTCTACACTACGCCTAGAGGATACCATTGAGGGCCTAGGGTGTATCTCTAGGGACTCTGTAGTGCCTACGGGCACAGATTTCATGTTCGTTGATGCTACGGGTGTTCGCTCCCTGAACAGGACAATTGAGCAGAAGTCAGTACCTATTGGCGACATCTCAATGAATGTCCGAATAGAGTTCCAAGAGGCTTTGCGTAGGGAGGTTGTGCAGGACATTAAGGCTGTGTACCATGTGGAAGACAGTTTTTACGTCTGCTTCTTAGCTGACAACATAGAGTCTTACGTGTTCGATACGTGGTCTCCACTACCCACAGGGGCCGCTAGGTGTACTAAATGGACGCAGGTTCAGCCTCGATGCGGTGTGCGCACACAAGACCGTACTACGTACTTCGGCGGCGACGGTGGTGTATATACTTACGAGGGCGCACAAGATGTGGTTGCGGTACGTCCCACAGCAAGTGACCCCCTAGAGTCTGTCATTAGTAGTATTAGCTTAGCCTACTTTACACACCCCTTGGACTTCGGCTCACCCGCCAGCCTACTCTTCCCTAAGCAGGTAGACGTAACAGTATTTGGCGGCTTTAATGGCAACCTAATGCTAAACTGGGCCTATGACTACAAAGAAAACTTTGCCACCAAGACACAGGCGCTAGTGCCTGCTGGTTCTCCGGGCTTTTGGGACACAGACGCAGAGTGGGGTACAGGAAACACTATTGAGTGGTCGGCCATCCTAACCAACCTGAACCAACTGAAGTACAACATTTGGGGTTCCGGTAGAAACATCAAGGTAGGTTTCACCACTGAAATATTCGGCTCCTCTGTGAGCATTCAAGAACTTAATGTACAGGTGTTACAAGGAAGACTATTATGAGCAACTACACATACCCCAACTCTAGCCTGACTTTTGGGCAAAGGGACAACTTATCGCCTGGAAGCACAGAGAAGGTGGTTAAGGGTTCTCAGCTAGACTTTGAGTTCAATGCCTTAGTAACCTCTGTGAATTCTAAACTGAACACACTAAACCCCATTATAGAGGGGGACCTCACAGGAACCTCAGGGGCTAGGATTATAGGAGGAACCTACTGATGAGTTTTTGGGAGAGTGTATTAGGCGGTGGTGCAGGAGCCTACGGGTACAAAGAACTCATGGACCGGATGCAGGAACAACGTGGCGACGTCATGGGCAGCATCGGTGACATTACACAGCAGGTTCAGAATCAAGGTGGGTTTACGCCTTGGGGTGTTCGTGCGGGTGGTCTAGGCAGTGGTTCCTATGACCCTGCGACGGGGCAGATGGACTATCAGTTAAATGAGGGTCAGAGGCAGCAGCAGAGCTACTACGGTGGCGCTGCTCAAGACATGTACCAAAAAGCCATGCAGATGAACCCTAGGTACGGGCAACAAGCCACCTTCTACAATGACGCATCACGTCAGGCGGCTAACCGTTCTATGCAGGACCCTACACAGCGTGAGGGAGACATATACAACCGCATACGTGAGATGCAGCGGCCCGGTGAGGAGCGCCAACGAGACCAGATGACGTCCAACCTCTTCGGTTCTGGTCGTGGTGGTATGAGTAGTGGTGCCTACGGTGCCTCTCCTGAGGAGTACGGCTTCAACATGGCACGTAATGAAGCCATGAACCAAGCCTCTATGCAGGCAATGGGGCAGGCGCAAACAGAGATGATAAACCAAGGCCAGCTATCACAGCAGTACGGTCAGTTGGGAAATCAGACACTACAGCAAGGCACTACCGCACAGCAGATGTACGGGCAGCTTGGTCAGTCCATGTACGGTAATCAGTTCGGTGGTCTGGGTGCCTTACAGGGCCTCATGGGCCAAGGCATACAGGGGCAGCAGTTGCAGTCTCAGTCTGACCAGAACATGGCACAGATACTGGCTGAGCTGGGCTTAGGTGGCATAGGTACTGAACTCAACTACTCTAACTTAGAGAATCAGGCGTTTGGCAACATCATTCAGGCGGGTTCTGGGATGCTAAGCGGTGTCGGTGGTGCTGTGGATGAATCGGGGGGTCTCATGGACTTCCTCGGAAAAATCTTTAGGAGAGAGAACAATGGCGGGTAACTTAGCAGGAATGTTTAACCAAATAAACAGCGCAGTACAGGCGAACCCTCTAGGTGGAGAGATGGGCCAAGGGCTCCTCAACACTGCCTCACAGGGCGCAGGCAATATGATGGGTGGTGTCTTAGGCCAAGAGGGGACTGACTTTATGTCTCAGGGCGGTAAGGAGCTTCAGGCGCAAAAGATGCTATCAGAGTTGGACTTAGGTACCGCTGACGGTATGGCTAAGGCTGCTGAAGTCTACGGCATGGTGGGTGACACTGCTAAGCAAATGGCCATGACTCAGGCAGCACAGGCGAAGGCGGTCTCAGATGTTGAGTTACGGCGTGTACAGCTCAAGAGGGAGCAATTGGCCCAAGCGTATCGGAAGCGCGGTATGCCTGACGCCGCTGAACGTGCTCTTAGTGGTGGTGACGTCGAGAAGATGGGGGAGGAGCTTAGGGAGCTAGAGCGGGACGACATCTTGGCAAAGCAGAACTGGCCCACCAACAAGAAGCTACTAGAGAATGCTGGAGTAACTGCCTCCGACATTGAGAGTCTGAAAGACGCCTCCGCTGACACCATTAAGGAGTACCTCAACGGGCAGAAAGGTAAGATACAACCATTCCTGGATGCGGGTAATAATATTGTCTCCATACGAGAGAATGACTTTGGCCGTGTGTGGGACGAGCAGGCACAGAAGTGGGTAGACCCCTCTGCGATGGGCCTTAGCCCAGCACCTAGCCTATCTAGGATTCAGAACGTAAGCACTCAACTAGCTGATGATTTGGCGGGGCAGTCTGGTACCGTCTTCATGGAGGAGTACGCTGCCGCTAACGAGGCTCAAGGTGTTATAGACGGTATTGACCGGAGCCTACCTAAGATAGACGCCATGCCTACTGGTCTAGGGGCACCTATAAAGCACTTCTACAACCAAGTGGCCAGTGCTATTGGTATGGAAGGTCCTGCTGCGGAGGCTGCTAACTATGACGAGTTTGTAGCTGAGGCAGGCACACGTGTCATGTCTAACATTAAAGCCTTTGGTAGTGGCTCTGCTATCTCTGATGCTGACCGTGAGTACGCTAAGCTCATATCGGCAGCTAACCCAGCCGCACAAGCACAGGCCCTCAAGAACCTCCTGAACATACAAAGGAAGGCGGCACAGGGTCAAATCAATAGATTCAAGGCGTCTAAGCACAGGATGCGTGGTCGTCTGGAGAAGGAAGGTAGAGGCTACGAGGTGGATGCCTTTGTCGTCCAAGCGCCCTCAGGTACCCCCGGCGTCCTGAGCGGGGCCTCTGAATCTGCTAAGAGCTACTTTGAGGAGTAAGTAATGGCTGAACCCACAAGAGAACAAATACTGTCTGCTGGTAAGAAGGCGTACGCTGCTGGGGACATGGCTGCTGCCAATGAGATAGCCGCAATGTTGGACAAAATGTACCCAGAAGAGACCCCTGCTGCTGTATCTGCGGCTGCCTCGGCTGCTGAGGCTGAGGCCAATGACCCCTCTCTACTGGACCGCTTAGGAGATACCATAGACTCTGCCAGTACATCTATCACAGATACCTTGGCTAACTACGTAGGACTCGACCAAGAACAGCACGACATGCTGGGCATTGAAGGGCAGCGTCAGATAAGCGGGGGTGAGGCGCTAATACAGGGCGCAGGAGCCTTTATAGGTGGTGTGGCAGGCACTGTGGGTGACGTAGTGGCTGAGGGATACACTGAGTTGGCCCCTGATGTGGTTAAACATGGTGTAGAGCAGGCCACAGAAGCTCTGATGGAGACCCCTTTAGGTCAGAACGGCCTAGCGTTAGCTCAGAAAGGAGGTAAGGCGTGGGCTGCGTACGAAAAGAAGCACCCACAAGCAGCTAAGACGATAGCTTCGGCCCTTGAGATAGGTCTCTTAGTGCTCCCCTTGGGTGGTAAAACACTAAAGAGTACAGGGCACAACATGCTCCAGAAGGGCCTAGAGCAGCGAACTAACGCAGTGGCGCAGAAGCTGGCCCCTAAGAACAAAGTGGAGGTCAAGGGTCGGCAAGGTGACAGTGTTCAGGACTGGAAGGGTACCCGTAAGTACGAGCCAGGATACAGAGACATGGAGGTGGCTGAGGAAGTAGCCACTGTCAAAGGCTTCAAGCCCTCTTGGTCTTCTACACACGGGCACCAGAAAGTAAAGGAGAGCACTAAGAAGCTCCGTGAGTCGCTCGACCAAGACATAATAAACGCAGGGAACCCACAGATTGGCAAGACCGTCTTTATGGACGACTTGGCTAAACTTGTGGCTGAGTTTGAGGATAGTGACGCAGCTCTTATGCTACAGAAGCCTTCTAAGGACCTCGCAAAGAACATGCTGTATAAGATATATGATATGGTGGAAGCCTCCGATGGTTCCGCAGGGGCCCTCTTACAGATACGTAGGGACTTTGATGACTGGGTGATGGACCACGGGGGCAAGGCCTTTGACCCTACTGAAATCAACGGTAGGAACGCAGCTCAGAAAGTAATACGGGATAGGATTAACAACGCAGTCAACGATGCAGTTCCTGATGTAAAAGTCAAAGAGAAGCTACGTAGACAACACCTCCAGCTGGAAGCTAAGGACATACTGTACGACCAAATGTCTGAGGAGGCTGAGACGCTCTTTGGAAGGCTCATAGGAGACATTACTCAACAAGGGCATGTGGGGCCTGTGGGTGCCGCAACCATCTTAGGTAGTGCGGGAGGCGCTCTGGGGCTAACTCTAGGTTCGGGCCTTGTGGGGGCGGGTGCGGGGGTAGGTGCTGTTGCTGCCTACAAAGCTCTGGACTCAGCGGCACGTAGGAAGCTCTTGGGCAGTCTCATACAGGCAGCGGGAACAACTCAAGCAGACAAACTATTACTAATAGACATGCTACAAGCAGAGTCAAGTGACCGTTAGCCGTAGTCTACTGACGAGGAATAACAGTGAGTAAGCGTAATGACCTACTTAAGAAGTATCATGTAGCTAAGAACGGGCCAGAGAAGGAAGCCATACAGGCGCAAATTCTTGCCCTAGACATAGCCGCCTCCAAAGACCTCCCCCTTGAGCTACTGGACGTCCCTCGGGATAAGCTCAAGGGGCTCCTCAGCGGCGACGAGAGTATCTGGTACGAGAAGCCCGAAGGAATGCCTGTCGAATTGTGGGCAGCCTCTCAGGTGGCGGGTGACCTCCTTCTGGACCCCCTGAATGTGGTGGGTGGCATGATGACCAAGGGCGCCCAAGGGCTAAAAGGTGCTGTTGCCTCTCTGGACAACTACATTCCTGGCCATTACGGAGCACGTACACCACAGTCACCGGACTCCAAACTCTCTAAAGAGGCGTACCTCGCAAAGGAGAAGCTGACAGGGTTCGCTGGGTGGGCTACAGACCAAGTAAAAGATACTATAGGACACTATACTAACCCCTCTTCTAGGGCCCTGTACAACGAGCAAAAGATTACACGTCCTGTACAGCAGAGAATCAAGAACAGGGACCCCTCTGATACCAGAGGCACAGAGAAGAACGTGTCTCAGATACAGTACACCTCAGGGCATATCCCCACACAGACAGGTGGCGCTCCCTCTACTAACCCCGCTGCTAAGGAGGTACTCAATAGGTCCTTCGTTGAAAGCTATGCACCTGTGGAGGGGAACAGTGTGTCAGACGCACTACAGAGACAGACAGTTAAGCGGTACGATGGTCAGAAGGGTAAGCCTACTGCCAAGGACTTTGAGAACTCCCCTGATGTGGCGACCACCCCTGAGGAGGCAATGGTAGTACAAGAGAACTTCAATACGTGGTTCCCTGAGGCCAAGCAGTTCGTAGTTAAGTCCCCCGTCGCAAAGGAGACAGGTGGGCACTTCAACGATGTGGTGTATAAGAACCCAGCTAAGGCCGCCCTCGTGGATGGCTTTAAGAAGCACATTGATGAGGCAGGGAACGTGAACCTCGATGCCTTGGAAGGTTTCCTAAAGGAGACACAGGGCTCCTACAATAAGAAGCTAAAAGACGCAGGTAGGAAAAAGGACGGTTGGAAAGTAGGCCGTAAGACTGACGAAGGTTTGTACCTCCACGGCTCTAAGGTGGGCTCCGCTATCACTGAGGGTGGTGTTGGGTGGGTGGCTAAGATAGAGCCTGATGGCACCTTTAAAGCGTGGATGCTAGACAACCATGACTTCAAGGAAAAGGTGCCGGGCGTGAAGTCCATTGTGCCTGACGACATGGTTGCAGTAACACCAACTATGGTAACCAATATTAAGAACCTAGCGCCGGGCAAGAAGCTGACAGCCAACCTCCGAAGGGAAGGCCAAGAAGTGAGAGACGGCAGGAAGAAAGTCAAGAAGGACCACACTGGCCCTAAGTACAAGCAGACCCCACCAAACAGGGGGCAAGACAAGACGTACAAAGGACTCTTTGAGGATTACGTGTCAGCTAACCCTACCCCTAAGGGTGTGGCCACAGAGACACGTAGGTTGGTAGGTGAAGGCCTACTCGCACAACGCGCTTACGACAACTTAACAGGAGAGACCAACAATGAACAGTAACTACATCTATGCCTTAGCACTCGCGTGTGTTGTGGGTGTGACAGGGGCGTGCAGTGCCATAAGGACCATCGAAGAATGTGAGTTCTCTTGTACGGACTGTAAAGAAGTAAAGTTCAGGTGCCCAACTGATTCTAAGAGTGTTGATGTGGGGGTGCCTGACATTGCTATACCGAAGCCTTAGTCTTATAGCCTTAGCACTGCTGGGCGGCTGCTCTAACCTATACTACCCAGAGCCTAAAGGCATCGTTGTGATTGAAGTGGTCGCAGATATAGCGGCTAAGTGTGGCAACGCTACAGCCTGTGCCAAGCTAGGTGACCCATGCACCGTATGGCTGTCTGAAAGGCCCACGGACAACGAGATACTACATGAGGTGTCTCACTGCTGGGGACGGAGAGATGCCCCACAATGACAATTGAAGCAGACATGGCAAAAGAAATCGTAGAGCTACAGCAGCGCATACGTGTGCTAGATAAGATAATCGTGACATTGATTGACAATGCCCCTGTAGAGCACATATCCGATGAGAAGTATAGAGTAGGTTTTAACCAACGAAAGGGAGAGCAAGGATGAAATATTTAATGATAGGACTACTGATGTTGCCGACAGTGGCTTTGGCCCAGTGGGGCGAGTACCAGCAGGTATGGGTGCCAGCAGGCAAGAAGGTAATGATAGTGGATGAGCGTGTAGAGATTTCAAATGTTGTTGTAGTTCGTAATATTAAGGCCAGAGCAGCGACAGCGGAACCTCAAGAAGAGGTTGAATGTACACCCGCTGACGAACTCAAGCTAGGGCCGGGCACTGTTGTGTGTGACTAGGTGTCAGGAGGGGCTAGTTCCCTCCTCCCTGCCTCTACACCTAAACTATATGTGGCGATTATGACCACGAGTGCAATGGCCCCCTGAAAATACGTAAAGGTTAGGGTGGTTAGTACCAGTAGGTAGATACTAAGCCACATAAATGTCTCCCTCATCTCAGGTTCCCCCTCCCCTGTATAGTGCCATTCTCGGCACGTCGTTTGAGTTTCTTTAGGTTGTAACATGCTACCTCTTCTAGGGTCACATCGTGGTCCTTGAGGAGGCACGCTAGGTTCCACAGCACGTCCCCCGCCTCAGATATGACCTCAGCCCTC